CTTACGTTGCAAAATCTTGTCAGCGCGACCCCACTCCCCCGCCACCCCCCGGAAATTTTTGGGGCCCCCCCGCTCCCCCACACCCCTTGGATTTACACAAACGACACCACACTTTTCAAAACCCAGCCAACCTACCCCCACCCCCTCTGTATAAAAACCCACCCCGCTTTAAATTTGGTTCCATGCCCTTTTCTGTGCTATATATCCAACAACTTGGGCCAAACCCCATGCAGATGGAACCACACGTGCCAGACATAGAAGAGGACATCCCTCTTCCCAAGAACGCATCCGATGCGTTGCCGGAGCTATCTGCCCGTGAAGAACTGGATGGCATAGCCCATACCATCACCGATTTGTGTGAGATGACCGGCACTACCCTGCAGGTAGACCCCTCCGATGTCGAAGAAGGCAAGAAAATTGCCAAAGACATCATCCAAAACCCTAAAACACGCCCAAATTACAATGCATTACGGGACAGTACTAAGGCGGTACTGGCCGGAATGGTGGCAAAATACGACTTTGAAGTGGTCGAAGACCTCGTCCAACTGAAGAATTTTGTCGTAAACGCTCTGTTGGATGAGTACAACAACGCCTCAGAGAGCAAAACCCGTATTCAGGCGCTCTCCAAGCTTGGTGAAGTAGATGGTGTAGACGCTTTCAAGAAGCGGACGGAGACCACACACATCATTAAGCCCATCGAAGAGGTGGAAAAAGAGCTTATGTCGGTGCTGGAGGGTATCGAGTACCGGGTGATTGAGGAAAAGGAGGTAATCGGTGGTTAAGTTGGCCGCTAAAGAGACCGTGCAGGACCGCCTTTCGTACTGCGACCCGTGCGAACACAACAAATTGGGCATCTGCAAGCAGTGTGGATGCATTATTCAGGGGAAAACCCGGCTTGCTGACACGTCTTGCCCGATTGGGCTGTGGGGCAAAGAAGAATTTGGCATCAAATCGCTGGTCGAAGACTAAATCTAGTGCAACTCACCGCTGAAAACCTGCAAAAGCTGAAGTTGGCGCTGCCAAACCTGCCGGACAAAGAGAAACGGCGGGTGGCGACCCTCCTGAAGCAGTATCAAAGCCAGATTACGCAGAAGTTGGGCAAGGATTCCTTCCTCGACTTTATACATCACGTATATCCCGGCTATAAGGTCGGCCCTCACCACAAACGGCTCGCCAAGATTTTTGAAGACATAGCCGATGGGGTAAAAAAGCGCGTAATTGTTAACATTGCGCCGCGACATGGTAAGTCTGAAATGATTTCTTACCTTGCCCCTGCTTGGTTTCTGGGCAAATACCCGCAGAAGAAAGTGATTATGGCCTCCCACACTGCCGATCTGGCGGTGAACTTCGGTAGGCGTGTGCGTAACTTGGTCGGGAGTGACCTGTACCGTGATATTTTCCCTACCGTCGAGCTTCAGGCTGATTCAAAGAGTGCTTCTCGTTGGGGCACTAATTTTAACGGTGAGTACTTCGCTATTGGTGTCGGCGGTGCTCTTGCTGGTCGCGGTGCCGACCTTTTTATTATTGATGACCCTCACTCTGAGCAGGAAGCTAAGCAAGGACGTGCGGATGTCTTTGAACCGGCTTGGGAGTGGTTCCAGTCAGGTCCCGTACAACGATTGATGCCGGGTGGTGCGATCATCGTGGTGATGACTCGTTGGTCCAAAATGGATCTGACGGGCAAGATCATCGACCACATGACCAAGAACGAGGATGCGGATGAGTGGGAAGTGGTGGAATTTCCCGCGATTCTGAACGATAAGCCGCTGTGGCCTGAGTTCTGGGGGATCGATGAGTTGCTGGCTAAAAAGGCCAGTATGGACGTGCGGTATTGGCAAGCCCAGTACATGCAGGAGCCGACCTCCGAAGAGGGTGCGCTCATCAAACGGGAGTGGTGGCAGACGTGGGAGGCAGAGTCCCCGCCGTCCTGTGAGTTCATCATCATGTCCTTGGACGCCGCCCAAGAAAAGAACACCCGTGCGGACTACAACGCCTTGCTCACGTGGGGCGTGTTTAAGAACGAGAGCACGCAGAACTACAACATAATTCTGCTCAATGCGGTCAAAGAACGCTTGGAGTTCCCAGAGCTTAAGGCCCTCGTGCTGGAGGAGTACAAGGAGTGGCAGCCCGATAGTTTCATCGTGGAGAAGAAATCTAACGGTGCGGCGCTGTATCAGGAGATGCGGCGCATGGGTGTGCCGATATCGGAGTTCACACCGGGTAAGGGCCAAGACAAGATCAGCCGAGTTAACGCGGTGACGGACCTCTTTTCGGCGGGTATAGTCTGGGTGCCCGACAGACGTTGGGCATGGGAGGTCGTGGAGGAATGTAATGATTTCCCCTCCGGGTCGAATGACGACTTGGTGGACGCGACCACGCTCGCCTTACTGCGCTTTCGGCAGGGGGGCTTTATTAGGTTGCCATCGGATGAGCCGGAGCCAACGAAATGGTTCAAGAGCCACCGAGGCGCTGGGTTCTATTAGGAGATTTAAATGGCCGTCGATAAAAGTTTGATGGAGGCTCCCCAAGGCATCGCGGCTATGGCTGCGGAGATGGAGCCGATTGAGATTGAGATCGTGGACCCTGAAGAGGTTCGCATCGGCATCGATGGGATGATGATCGAGTTGGAGAAGGCAGAGCCTCGCGCTGAGGACTTTGATGCCAACCTCGCCGACTACATGAGCGAGAACGAGCTACAGAGCATGGCCTCTGAACTGATCGGCAACTACGAGCAGGACCTCGCGAGCCGCAAAGACTGGCTGGATACCTACGTCAAAGGTTTGAAGATTCTGGGTATTCGCTACGAGGATCGGACGGAGCCGTGGCCGGGTGCGTGTGGCGTGTTCCACCCGCTCCTGATGGAGAGTGCGGTCAAGTTCCAGTCTGAGACGATCATGGAGACGTTCCCGGCGATGGGTCCGGTGAAGACCAAGATTGTCGGCAAAGAAACCCCGGAGAAGAAAGATTCTGCGATTCGTGTCGGTGACGACATGAACTATCAGTTGACCGAGGTGATGAAGGAGTACCGCCCGGAGCACGAGCGCATGTTGCTCAGCATGTCTCTTGCCGGTAACGCGTTTAAGAAGGTGTACTACGATCCGTCACTGGGTCGTCAGACTTCGATCTACATCCCCGCCGAAGATATCGTGGTGCCCTACGGTGCTGCGAACTTAGAAACGGCGGAGCGTGTTACGCACCGGATGCGTAAGACGAAGAATGAACTACACAAACTTCAATACGCTGGGTTCTATCGGGACGTGGATCTCGGTGAGCCGATGCGTGTCATGGACGAGGTCGAGAAGCAGAAGGCCGAGGATCAAGGCTTTAGTGCTTCGATGGACGACCGGTTCCAGTTGCTGGAGATGCACGTCAATTTGGACTTGGCGGGCTATCCGGATGTGGACGACGACAACAACGAGACAGGGATCGCACTACCGTACGTGGTGACGATTGAGAAGGGAACAGGAACGATTCTGGCGATTCGACGAAACTGGAGAGAAGACGATGAACTCAAAGAAAAGCGACAACACTTCGTCCACTACGGATACATTCCCGGATTTGGATTTTACTATTTCGGCCTTATACACCTCATCGGGGGACATAGTAAGGCTGCAACGTCCCTCCTTCGACAACTTATCGATGCAGGAACTCTCTCAAATCTCCCCGGAGGACTTAAGTCCCGAGGACTACGTATTAAGGGAGACGATACTCCGATTGCACCGGGAGAGTTCCGAGACGTAGACGTACCTTCGGGCGCGATCAAGGACAACATCCTTCCGCTTCCGTATAAGGAGCCATCGCAGACTTTGGCGATGTTGATGGACAAGGTGGTCGAGGAAGGCCGCCGCTTCGCTGCGGTGTCGGATCTGAAGATCTCCGATATGTCCTCGCAGTCTCCGGTGGGCACGACACTCGCTGTACTTGAGCGCGTGTTGAAGGTGATGACGGCGGTGCAGGCTCGCGTGTACTACGCGATGAAACAGGAGTTCAAGCTCCTCGCCACAATCATCCGAGACAATACGCCAGAGGAGTACAGCTACGAGCCGGAGGTTGGTAAGGCCAGCGCGAAGAAGTCGGACTACGACAACGTCGATGTCATTCCGGTCTCAGATCCGAACGCGTCCACCATGTCGCAGAAGGTGGTGCAGTACCAAGCTGTGTTGCAGCTAAGTCAGACCGCGCCGCAGCTTTACGATCTTCCGTATCTACATCGCCAGATGATCGAGACTTTGGGCGTGAAGAACGTCGATAAGATCATTCCGATGCCGGAGGATCAGAAGCCTCGCGATCCGGTGACAGAGAACATGGATGCCATCACGGGCAAACCGCTCAAGGCGTTTATGTATCAGGATCACGAAGCCCACATCGCAGTGCACATGGCTTTGGGACAAGACCCGAAGATGGCGCAGATGATTGGACAGAATCCGATGGCGCAGCAGATCACATCAACTCTGCAGGCGCACATCATGGAGCACGTGGCGTTCCAATACCGCCGCGAGATCGAGAAGCAGTTGGGTGCCAGCCTCCCGGCGCTTCCGCAAGACGAGAACGAGGAGTACGACCTGCCGCCAGAGATCGAGGTTCAACTATCTCAGATCAGTGCTGCGGCAGCAGCGAGACTCCTGCAGAAGGATCAGGCCGAAGTGCAGATGCAGCAGGCGATGCAGCAGATGCAGGACCCGCTCGTGCAGATGCAGCAGATGGACTTGCAGATCAAACAAATGCAAGCCGAAACCAAGCGGATGCAGGCGCAGATGGAAGCTCAGGCCAAGCAGGAAGAGCTTCGACTCAGAGAGCAGCAGATCCTGCTCGATGCGGCTTCAAAAGAAGACATCAATCGACTCAGAGAAGCAGAAATCTCTGGCCGTCAGCAGCTTGAAGCCGCCCGTCTCGGTGCGGAGATTCAGCAGCACAAGGCGGAAGAGTCGAACTATCAGCAACTTGAAGGGACCCGGTTGGGCGTCGAGATTGCCAAGGCGAAGGACCAACAGGAACAACGCCGGATCAATCCAATGGCTAGCAGTCCCAGATCGAGGAAAGAAGGCCAACCAAAGGAGTAATTAATGGGTTATTCAAACGCTCTGGAATACTTGGACTCAAAACTCCAAGACGAGCGCACATTGATCGTAGAAACGCTGATCCAAGGCAAATTGGATGAGGCGGAGTACAAAAGACTTTGCGGGGCGTTACAGGGTCTCGACCTCGCACGGAACCACATTAAAGACCTTGCAAAACGCTTGGAGCGCGACGATGAGTAATATCGACATTGAGAAAACGCAGGAGGAAGCCAAAAAGGCTTCACAACTGCCAGACCCGAAGGGCTATCGAATCCTCTGTGCGGTTCCGCACGTCGAAGAGGAATACGAAGGCGGCATCATTAAAGCTGAGGACACCAAACGAACTGAGGAAATGACTACGGTCGTTCTGTTCGTCATCAAGATGGGTGACCTTTGCTACAACGATAAGGAACGGTTTCCCACCGGACCTTGGTGTAAAGAGGGCGATTTCGTCCTTACCCGCCCCTACGCCGGTACCCGACTGGTCATCCACGGACGTGAGTTCCGCATCATTAACGACGACACGGTGGAAGCAGTTGTAGACGATCCCCGTGGCATTCGTCGCGTTTGAGGTAAAACATCATGGCTAATGAAGAATATAAGTTCCCCGACGAGATTGAAGAAAAAGCTGAGCAAAAACAAGACGATAGCGACGATATTCAAGTCGAAATCGAAGACGATACCCCGCCAGAAGACCGGGGCCGAGTCCCTATGCCCAAGGAGGTTGTAGAGGAACTCGACAACGATGACCTTGAGGAGTACTCCGAGAAGGTTAAGAAGCGCCTCTCCCAGATGAAAAAGGTCTGGCACGACGAGCGCCGAGAAAAGGAGCGGGCTATCCGAGAGCGTGAAGAGGCTCTTCGGTTTGTACAACTCCGAGAGCATGAGCTTAAACAACTTAAAGAACGGTCCGAAGTCGATAAGAAAGCTGTCAGAGAGCACGCTATCAAGACTGCTAACGTCGAACTAGGCGTTGTTAAGGAACGGTTGAAACAGGCTTACGAGTCTGGGGATTCCGAACAGATTGCTAATGCTCAGGAGGCGATGACCGACATCAAGCTGCGCCTCCAACGTATAGAACATTTCGCACCTGCTTTACAAAAAGCAGAGGAAAGAGTAGAACAGGTTCCACAGGTACCGACGCCCCAAGCTGCGCCTGAACCGCAAGCGGACCCAAAAGCCGTTGCGTGGAGGGACAAAAATACTTGGTTTGGCGTAGACGAGGAGATGACTGCCCTCGCACTCGGCCTGCACGAAAAACTAGTCCGGTCTGGTGTAGATCCTCGTTCTGACGAGTATTACCGCCGAGTCGATGAGACTATGAAGAAGCGATTCCCGGAAGCGTTTGACGACGCCGAAGAGGATGAGCCGATTCAAACGAAGCAGGCACAAAAGCCCGCTCGCACAAAACCAGCCAATGTAGTGGCTCCGGTAACGCGGGGAACCGCGCCGCGTCAGGTCCGCCTGACACCGACTCAAGTTGCTATCGCCAAAAGACTGGGTCTGAGCAACGAACAGTACGCACGTGAACTTATGAAACTGGAGGCTAACTAAAATGGCTGAGAACAGACTCGCTCGTGAAATCGAGAACAGAGAGTCCACGCAACGAAAGATGACGTGGGCCCCGCCCCAAACGCTCCCTGAACCGGAGCCGCAGGAAGGCTGGGTATTCCGCTGGATTCGGACCAGTATTATGGGTCAAGCAGATCCCTCTAATACGTCTGCAAAGTTTCGGGAAGGTTGGGAGCCGGTTAAGGCTTCTGAACAACCCAAGTTGATGATGCAAGCCGACCCCAATGGACGTTTTAAAGACAACATTGAGATCGGTGGATTGTTGCTCTGTAAGGCTCCGGCTGAACTGATGAAGCAGCGTGATGATTATTACGCCAAGCAGGCTCAGTCTCAGATGCAGTCTGTGGACAACAACTTTATGAGGCTGAACGACGAGCGTATGCCCCTCTTCACTGAGAAGAAGACTACGGTCTCGTTCGGCAAGGGCAAATAACTTATTTTGGAGTGATCAATGGCATATCCTACTGTTAGCAAGCCGTATGGCTTGAAACCGGTCAATCTGATCGGTGGACTGCCGTTTGCCGGAGCGACCCGTCAGCGTCGTATCGCTTCCAGTGCGTCAAGCATTGGTTTCGGTGACCCGCTGAAGTTTGTCAATGACGGCACGGTAGCTGTAACGACCGAAACCTCAACGGCTCCGACCACCGGTTTTGCTGGTGTGTTCTTGGGCTGTTCGTTCGTGTCCTCTGTGACGGGTCAGCCGACCTATTCGCAGTCGTGGATTTCGGGCACTTCGGTCAAGTCTGGCACCTACATCACGGCGTACGTCGCTGATGATCCGAATACGCTGTTCCAAGCGGTCGGTGTGACGGCTTCGTTGGTGGTTTCCACCTCGACCGGTTTCACCTATTCGAGCATCGGTCTGAACGTGCCGCTCGTGGCGAATACGCTGAACACGACAAGCGGCGACTCTCAGCAGGGTCTCCTCGTGGGTTCGGTCAACACCACGGCGTCGCTGCCGATTCGCATCGTTGATGTGGTTCAGGACTCGGCGTTTGAAGTGAGCGGTACCGTGTACTACCCGGAAGTCATCGTGAAGTTCAACGCTCCGTACGTTGATTCCGGTGTCATCACGGGCGGCCACGCTTACAACAACCCGGTCGGACTTTAATAGGGAGTTCTAAGACATGGCTATTTCACGTGCACAATTACTTAAAGAGCTCCTGCCGGGCTTGAATGCCCTGTTCGGCCTTGAGTACAAGACCTACGGCGAAGAGCACAAGGAGATCTACGAGACGGAGACCTCCGAGCGTTCCTTCGAAGAAGAGACGAAGCTGAGCGGATTCTCCGCTGCCCCGGTTAAGGCCGAGGGTGCCGCCATTGCGTATGACAACGCGCAGGAAGCTTGGACGGCTCGTTACAACCACGAGACCATCGCTCTCGGCTTCTCCATCACGGAAGAGGCGGTTGAAGACAACCTGTACGACTCGCTCAGCAAGCGTTATACGAAGGCTCTTGCTCGCGCTATGGCGTACACGAAGCAGGTCAAGGCGGCCTCGGTCCTTAACAACGGCTTCTCTTCGTCCTACACGGGCGGTGACGGTCAGCCTTTGTTCTCGGCCAGCCACCCGCTGGTTACCGGCGGTGTCAACAGCAACCGTTTGACGGCTTCGGATCTCAACGAAACCTCGTTGGAAGCGGCTGTCATTCAGATCGCTGGTTGGACCGACGAGCGTGGTCTCTTGATCGCGGCGAAGCCCAACAAGCTCATCGTGCCCCCGGCTTTGATGTTCACTGCTAAGCGCCTCCTCGATACGGAACTCCGTGTCGCGACCGCTGACAACGACATCAACGCCCTCAAGGCGATGGGTTCGATTCCGGGCGGTTACACCGTCAACCACTTCCTGACTGACACGAACGCTTGGTTCTTGACGACCGACGTTCCGAACGGCATGAAGCACTTCGTTCGCACCCCGCTGCAAAACAGCATGGACGGCGATTTCGACACCGGCAACGTCCGGTACAAGAGCCGCGAGCGTTATAGCTTCGGCTGGTCGGACCCGCTGGGCATGTTTGCCTCGCCGGGCGCGTCCTAATAGCTTTCTCCTGAGAGGGTAAGCGTTGAGGGGTTACAAGTTCCTAGAGGCTTGTAGCCCCTCTTTTTTGGTGTTATACAGTCGTTCATCGGGAAAATTTTTTGCTTATCAGACAGCCCCGACTGACGACATGCAGACTGATAAGCACAACTCGCATGTGAGGTTTTGAAAATGGCTACTACTACGTTTTCCGGCCCGGTTGTTTCGCAAAACGGTTTTCAGTCCGACACGCTCGTGATTGGCAGCACCGTGATGACTTCGGGCAGCGCCGTTTCTGGCACGGTTGGTGCGACCCAGTTGGGTTACATCCCGGTCAGCATTAACGGGACCACTAAGTACATCCCGCTGTACACCAGTCTGACTCTGTAAGATTTCGTTGGGGGCGTAAGCCCCCTTCATCCATTACAGGAGATTAGACATGACAATGCAAACAGATGTCCTATCGGCACATACTGAAGCAACTGGCACTTTGGTGATTGGACGGTACCGATTGAAAGGGTACCAAGGTTTAGCGGCGTTTAGCGGTGCCGGAGATGTTACTTTTCGGGATGGTGGAGCAACCGGCCCCATTCGACTTCGGTATAACATTCCCGGAAATACTAACAACCCATATTCGACCCTTATTCCGGGCCAAGGAATTGTGTTCTATACAGACATCTATGTAGAACTTCCGACTAGCGCGACAATTACGGTGTTTTATGGCTAAGTCACCGGCTTGGCAACGTGCCGAAGGCAAGAATCCCAAAGGGGGTTTAAATGCCAAAGGCCGTGCTTCTTATAACCGGGCGAACCCCGGTAAGCCGGGACTCAAGGCTCCGCAGCCTGAAGGCGGACCTCGTAAGAAATCCTTCTGTGCCCGGATGTCGGGGATGAAGAAGAAACTCACGAGCGCCAAGACTGCGAACGATCCCAACAGTCGTATCAACAAGTCCTTACGTGCATGGAAGTGTTAAGACATGGACATGCTTGTTTGGAACCTTGCGCTTAGTGGGGTCGTAGCCGTGATTGGGTACGTTATGAAAGAAAAGTCAGACGAATTAAAACGGCTGAATATTCTTCTTAACAAAACCCGTGAAGAAGTGGCTAGAGAGCACGTGACCCGTGCTGAAGTTCGTGCTGATGCCCAATTACTTCTCGATAGGCTTGATCGGTTGGAGCAGAAGATTGACAGGCTTGTGGAGCAGCATCGTGCCCAGTAAGTCCGGCAAACAGCATAGATTGATGGCCTTGGTCGCTAATGATCCGAAGGCGGCTAAGCGATTGGGTATCCCCGCAAAAGTGGGGAAAGAGTTCATGAAGGCCGACAAAGGCCGCAAATTTAGGAGCAAATCAAAATGAGCAAAGGTCCAAAAACGCGTGGGTCATATGGCCCGACGAGTCCCCGTGGCATATACAGCCGTTCGATGGCGGCTCCGGGCATGAGCCTTGATATGCCGGATAAGGTTGTTAAGAAGGCGAAGGGCGGTATGGCTAAGTCAGGCGGTTCTTATCGAAAAGCCGCTGATGGCATTGCTCATAAGGGCAAGACCAAAGGCAAGATGATCAAAATGATGAAGGGCGGCTACTGTGGCTAGCAAAAAGCTGAGTGAGATGACCGACGAGGAACGCTACGGCAAAGTCGGCGCGGAAATTCGTCGCCTTGATCCGGAAGCGTATAAAAACCGCCCACGATCAATGGAAGGTAATCTTAAACTGCTGAAAGAGTTGCGAGCCAAGGGCAAAGAAACTCCCGCTAGCGCAGCGCCTGCTACCCCTGCAGCACCAATTCCGAAAGGCCCAACCACTCGTGGTGGTCGCCGGGCGTCTGCAGGAGAGACGGAAGCGAGTAACCGCCGTATTGAAGATCAGATGATCGCCAAGCGGGCTACCGCAGCGATGGAGCGTAATCGTTCGGCGCTTCCGAGTGACCGGGCGACTAACTTCCGTACTCAGGCTGAAGAGACCGGTATGGACGCTGAGCAGCGTGCAGCCAAAGCGCGGGGCTACGCTAAAGACATCGCTATGACGGCGGGTGCAGCCAAGCTCGGTTCCGCTGCAGGTTCTGCTTACGGTCGTACGGCTGGGCAGTTCCGTAGAGCCGGTGACAAGATATCGGAGATGGAGGGCAAGGTTCTTGCCCGCAAAGACATCCCGTCGTACTCGGAGCGTTATCGTGCGAGCGAGTCTGCAGCGGCTCGTCGTGCTTCATCCCCGAGGCGTAAGCGTGAAGAGGCTGAGCGCATGTTGGACGAGAAATTGTCCTCTGACATGGCGGGCGGCTACAAGCGCGGTGGCAAGGTCAAATCTTCGGCTTCTAGCCGTGCTGACGGTATCGCTAAGCGGGGCAGAACCCGAGGACGGTACATCTGATGATGGCGTGTCGCGGCATGGGCGTGATTGCCCCCAGTAAAGTTCCTAGGGCCAAGCGTCGTGGGGACAATAAGCCTGTTGAGGGCACTGGGGAGCCAATCCGCCACGCAAAAGGCGGCAAGGTGAAGAGCAAGGTCAACGCGGCTGGCAACTACACTAAGCCGAGTATGCGGAAGAGTCTGTTTAATAGTATTAAGAATAGTGCGGTTCAGGGTACGGCAGCAGGCCAGTGGTCAGCGCGTAAGGCGCAGTTGTTAGCCAAGCGGTACAAGGAGAAGGGCGGTGGATACCGGGACTGACATCGAACTTTTTAAGGCGCAAGTTCAGGCTGAACTCAATCGGCTTGAGGCTAAAGCGTCTGCTAAGACTGTTGCTGGTAAGGCTATCGGCAAGGACGGTCTAAAGTACATTACGGCCATCGTCGTAATTGGCGTCGTCTCTAGCCTCTTCTTGGATAACGACAAGATCGCTGCCGTGATGGGTTTGCTTGGCGCGTCTCTGACTGCTTTGATCTCCATGCTTAATGGCATTGCAGGCACGGTGGAGAAGGAAGAGAAGCCTGAGTACGCGGTTATCAAGGAACTTATCGCCAAGTTGGATCGGCTGGATCGCAAAGAGATGCCGATGAGGGTTGATGTCGAGGGCGACCATGTGACCGTCACTAAGGGTGATGATGTGGTTA